AACATAATATAATGCTTCTGATGGCATATCTTTTAATGCTTCATCAGTTGCGGAAATGAAATTATTAACATTATCCGCGGGAATGCCTAGACCAAAGGCACCTTGATGTCCAGCTGTAAAGAGCGTTTGACCAGTTTCCGCGCATATATCCTTAAAATGAGTAACTCCAACTTTATCACAACCTCTTGCGGAGCCTTGATATGAAGTCATAATGGCTTTTTTATTAGGAGTTTTTTCAAGAGTTAAAGAATTATCATCTTCAACCCATAATATTCCAGTATCAACCTCCTCTTCCACTTTTGTAAGGATGCAACAAGGTCGTTGATACCTAGCCATTATCTTATTAGCAACCAATCCCGCAATATTTCGATCTATTTGTCCCGGCTTAATTAAAAATAAAAGAACTTGATGATCAAGCATATTATCTTCTACAATTTTATTCTCTAAAAACTCCATTCCCGCATCTTGTGCTCTTGTTTGACGATTCTTAACATTAGTACAAGTTCTCATAGCTTGTTCAACTCTTTGCTCTTCTTCACCTAACTTATGCCCTCTTTTGTTTGAAGGTATCATTTCAAAAGCCTTAAATTTAAGCATAGATTTAAATATTAACTCTTTTTCTTCTAAAGTTCCACTTCTTACTATTGCATTAACAAAAGGTGCAATATAAAACGCGGCGCCCCATGAAGTAATATGTTTTCCTAGTTTAAATTGGTTTTTTTGCCACATTGAATAAATAAAAGGATTGTGAATATTATCTGGTTCAAAACCTTTATTTATTAAATGTTTTGTTTCTAATGATTTAAGAGACATCATATCTGCGGTATTCCCAAGAGCTACTAAATCAAGATATTGTTCTGCAAAATTTTTTTCCAATAAGCTATCTAAATATCGGCAAAATTGCCAAGTAACACCAACGCCACTTAAATTTTTATTTGGATAATCACTATTTTGATTATTTATAACAATAGCATCTTGTGAATCATAATCAGCTTCATGGTGGTCTAAAACTATTGTAGTTATATTATGTTCTTTAAGCATTTGATGATATAAATAATCATTAGATCCAGCATCCGGTACGATACATAAATTAAACCCATGATCTACCGCATCTTGGTAACAATCACTTAATCCATGCTGTTTTCCACTATGAATAAACCAAGTTAAATGATTTTCAACCCAAGAGGGAAATACATCATGTAAATAGTTAATTAAAAGTGCGGAAGATGTAAAACCATCACAGTCACTATCTACAATTATTAAAGCGTTTAAATTTTGCATTACAGTTCCTAAAAGTGCGGTTGCCGCAGCTTTAAGTTTCTCTTTACCTAGATCTAATGGAGAATTGATGTCATCATCAGTTGTATTTGTATAATGCAATATATCTTCATAACAAATTCCGCGATTAGTAAGCACTTGTTCTAGGGCGGAATATTTTTCATTAACAGGTTCTATTAACTTATATTTCATTTAGTTGATTCCAATCTTATTTGTTCTTGACATTGTGGGCAGGTAATATATGAAAATGATGAAGAAGAAAATCTTGTTGATACTGTTTTAACTTCAATATCTTCTCCTTCATAACTTAATAAAGCTCCACAATTATAACAGTTAATAGTTTTTTTAGTTCCTTTTTTTAGAATTGTAATCATTAATTCTCCTTTCTTGCTCATCATAAGATTCTTTTACATTATTATACCACTCTTGTTCTGAGCCTTTAATATAAAGACCTCCTAAATTATAACCTTCTATGATACCTTTAATGTACATTTCATCTTGAAGAGTCTCTATTTTAAGATTCATATATCCAGCTAAATAATTTCCACACTCACATTTAATATGATAAATTGGACACCCAAAACCATTTCTTATGTTTCCAACTTTTGGTGAATGAGAATTGTATTTAAAATCTTTATCAAATTTTCCACATTGCGGGCAATAAAATACACTCATACGATGTCGATCTCCCCTAACTTTAATTGATTACATATTGCAATAGGAATGGTGCAATCATAATAATAACATAATAAAGAAGAAAATCCAAAACAAGACATTCGTGTTAATTTTTTTAGCGTTCTATCACTCATAATTAAATATTGAGGATTATCAATATCACACGTAGCAAGTTGGTATTCTAATTCAATATTATCATCAAGATTTTTTATTTCAACTTTCATAAATATATCCTTTCTTTATACAATTGTAAAAAAGTCTCTTTATCTCTATCTATTGGGGATTCTTTATAATCTAAATATTTTCCTTCTTTATCATAAATAAAACTTAAATTATATAATGCTCCATATCTTTTTTGATAATCATAAAATTTTTTCACATATTGCTTTTTGTCGTCTTTTTGACCTTCTCTATCAAAAGCTATAATAATTTCCTTAGCTCCTACTTTAAACAAAAGGTCAAGCTGATGACTAATTAAGGTTTGCCCACAGCATGCTACAGAAATATCATTATCTTCACCAAAAAGACTAGCATATTTTAAACAGCTCTTTTCTGATTCAAATACTATAGCTTTTTCCATTACTTTAATATTATCTTTACTTCTGTTTAAATTATATAAATTAAAAGAAAGCGGATGCCGGTATAAGACTCCATTAAGGCGGGCTGGGAGATATTTACCCCACTTTTCATTCTCCTCAACCAGCGTCCGCTCTCTTATTCCAATTAGATTTCCATTTATATCATAATGAGGAATTACAATAGCTTGGTCAACAGGATTATAAACTATTCCCGCATGTTTTGATACTTCATATGTAATACCCTCTTGTTCCCATGGAATAATATGAGGATGCGGAAGATATTTCAATATTTCGCTATCATAAGTCTTTAATTCAACTATTTTCTTTTGTTCTTGAATATCTTTTATCCTATCATAATTTTTAAAATAGTTCCAATCTTTAAGAGCAGCTTCATCGTGTTGATAATTAAAATCATTAATTGTGTAACCAAAGAAAGCAGCTACATAGTTAATTGCCATTTGAAGTGACCACTCTTGCCCTTCTAAGATACTTTTCTGCTTTCTAACTAAGTCGAAAACATCAAATACTTCGCCACAGGAAGTATAGCACCTAAAGAGATGAGTGTTGCCATAATAGTAGAGTTTATACGATCCTTCTCCGGGTTTGTTATGGCATATAGTCTGAGATATAAAATAATTATCTTTGATTGGATGCGGGTTCCCGCCTAATTCCGCCACTAGACCATGAATTTGTTCTATTGTTAATGATTCTTTTAATTCATCTTTATCCATCATCATATTTTATTCCTTAAAAAGCACTGGCTTGAATCTTAGGATTAATTTTAATCTTTGTATCTTCCATTCCTATAAACTCATAATTATAATCAGTAGCAAACATGGGAATTATTTTACACGTTCCCTTGTTACTTTTACACCATAAGAATAAATTATTATATTTACCTCTTCTATTCTTATAAATAGATATTTTCATATCTGGAACATCAAAAGTATTTTCATCTAATACTGTTTTAAGAGATTCCAAATCTTCACTTGTAGCCTTCAGCATGATAGCTCCTACATCAATTTTCCTTATTACCTTTATTTTCATAAAGGAGTAGACTATATCTTTACCATGACTATTTTAATAGTTTTAGGTAGATGGTACTTCGGGATATTGCTCCCTACTCCTTGGTTAGAGGATAGTCGTTGAACCTTCCTTTTCAGGCTCGGCTGCTGGTTGCCAATTATAAAAACACTTAGGATTTAACCTTATGTCATCTAATTAATTTTTTCTACTTTCGTAACTTTCACACTTAATTCTATTATTTAAGAATTTATGTTGTAGTTTAATTAGCTTTACGGTTTTCCAGCAATTCTCCATCTGATAATCACTTAATATTTCTATTAAGGACGACTGTTTCTAAGGCTTTATATTTTTCATATTTTCTATCTAAATGAACATTGCAACTATTATAAAGCCTTGTCCAATCACCTAGACTTTTCGCGCCTCTTAGTAAGTTTTGATCCGGAATCTTCTCTTCCTTCCACGCCCCATTAAGCTGGGTACTAGATAAAATAAACACACCATATTCATTTGCAAGGTCTTTTAACTTTACACCAATTAAAAACAGAATATTATCTTCACGGAGACCGGATACACGAGATTTTGAAGATATTTCTGAAAGAATCTTCATACTGGTATGAATATAATCTAAGACAAGATATCTTACGCCATATTCATGGATTCCGCGTTTTAATGTATTTTCTATATCTTGTAAAGAAAAATCATGCAATTCTTGGATATAGATAGGAGAACTCTTTAAGATATGAGCTGCTTTTGCAACCCTTTCCCATTCTCCTTCATAATACTCTCCAGTTAAGATATGCTCTTCGTCTACATCAGATATAAAAGCTATCATCATAGTTTGAATTTCATTTATTTCCTGCTCTGTTGTAATAAATAAAGTTGGTTCTTTAGAGCCATTCTCCACCCATTTATGCTCTTTATAATCATATAATTCATCACACGCAAAATTACAAGCGTCAGCTACCATTGCTCTCGTTTTACCAGTTCCAGCAGGCGCTGAACGTAGATAAAATTTCTTTAATCGAGCGCCGCGCGTTACAGTATTGATAAGTGGTCCAAACATTGGATATCCATATTCTGGATTCTTTTTCAAAGACTCTAATAACTCTAATGCGCCTTCACCGGCTTGCGTAGCTTGCTCATTATAATCATCAGCATATTTCATCTTGATAGAAGAGATCTTATCATCTATGATTTCTGCTATTCTTTCAAGAGAAGTGTTATCTAACCACTCTTCTTGAGTCTGTTTCTTTTTGCTATCTAATATATTATCATTATCATACAACCAAGAGAGATCAAGACCTACACTTTGATACATTCTAAACAATGTCATTTTCTTCATGCGGTTATAGTAATAATCAAAAGTAGCTAATTGGGTGGTTTCCGCCACTCTTTGAAGATATTCCGCACCCTTATTTGCTTTATAAACAGCCATTTTTTTAGGGCGTTGCTCTAAGTAATCTTCTATTGAGTTAATACTAATTTCTTTTGCGCCAAGAGCATGAAGATTATAAATGGAACCAAATATAATTTTATGAAACTCCTGCGGAAAATCATCTTCATTGAAGTTATACTTCTCATTTTCTAGCAATAGAGGATTTACAAATATTGAACCAATTACGTTTACTATTGCTGTTGTATCTACATATTTAGACATTATAATCCTCCTCTTCGTCTAAATTAAATAGCCTTATTTTAGGCATATAAGGTTGCGGGGGCGGAATCTCTATTTCTTTTACTTTTACATGATAATCTTTAATACCTTTATCTTGATTAGCTAATTGCGCAAGATAAATATTATAATAATACTGACAAGCGGTATTATAGACATATGGAACTATCCCCAGGCCGCCATTAGCTTTTTCTATTGAATTTCCCTTAACTTCATACCAATAAATTAAAGTTTTTAATATTCCGCTATAAGTATAATTATATTTATTGATATATTCCTTTATCTGTTTATTAATTCTAGCATAATCACATGAGCCATTAAAAAGAGCAGCGATGTATTGAGTTAAAGCCTCTTTATCTTTTTCCTCTTGAGATATATTTTTTTCATACTCTTCCGCGCAGCTTTTATGTGCATATCTCCGCCCATTACTTAATAAAACATAAGGTTCAACATTTGCATCAAAATGCTGATTACAATATTTGCATTTTACTAGGTGTTTTGCCATTCTGCACCTCTTTTACTTTAATATTCTATAAATATATTATAACATAAATTTTAATAAAAATCAAAAAAGACGCTGTTTCCCAGCGTCTTTATATATTTTAAAGTAATTCTTTTACTTCCGTAACAATCAAACTTAACTGTTCTGCCTGATCTCTACTGCAATTATTTACTTTCTTGCCTTTGCCTAAATATCTCTCAGTAATCTGAGTAATCTTTGGACTAAAGTTGCTCATAAATTCTTCTTCTGAATGATTTTCAATTATCTTATTGATAATCTCATTAAATTCTTTAAGTAATGCATCAAAATCAAGTTCAACTGCAATAGGAGCAGTATCTCTCTTATCTGTTACATACTGATTGTTAGTAAGTTCCGCCTCCTTGTCAATAGCATCATTTAATGCCTTAACAAGAGAAGTGTAATTAGAATCAATCTCCGGTTCAATATACTTAAATCGCCCTCCTGCGGAAATAGTTCCATCTATAGAACGAAGTGTTATCTTTACTTTTGACTGATTATCTTCATATATAGTATGCATATAACCATAAATGTCCGCAAGATTTTCTACAATACTATTGTAAGTATTTGCAACAGAAGGACGAATTAATGTATATTCTGTACCATCTTGTCTCTTAAATGTACCTTCTTTTGCATGGGAGATAAAGAATACCGCATAACCAAGCTGAGTAATTGTTCTAAACACTTCCTCAAACTCTTTCTTGAGTTTTCCCCATCCCTGACCATATGGAATCTGAGAAATTGAATCAACTTCATTCTGATTGCATACATATTTTTCACAATATACTGCCGCAACATCAACAGTATCAATAATGATAGTTGAAAAAGCTGCTTGAACTTCAGGCTTCTTCAACTCTCTTAATACCTGGCGGACTTCACTCCAAGAAGTAATATCCTGGGCTATAATTCCTGGAATTGCATTATAACCTCTTTCAAATGCTAATAATAGCGGTTTTGGCATCTGACTGCCAAGTGTAGTTTTACCTACTTTTGGTGCTCCATATATGTAAGTTATATAGCCCGACAAGTCTCTACTGACTTTGTGCGGCTCAAGTTCTAATAAATTTATACCCATGTCTATTCTCCTTATGATTTAATATTTAAAAAATTATAAAGGGAGAATTAACTCCCTTTATATACTAGAAATTAAAAGTGCCCTGAGCTACTGCGGCAGCCGCCGGTGTAGGAGTTAAAGTAGCTGCTCTTGTTGCGGCATACTCTTCTGCGTTCTTCTTAACCTCCGCCAAATGCACTTCACGATCCTGCATTGCTTTAGTTAACTCTTCTACAGTCATAACACTCTCATCGCCAAAATCATAAGGAATCTTTGCTGTTCCTGTAACAAGCCATTCTTTTGATTTTCTTTCCACTGTTCTTACAGATGCCTCACCAAAAGCCGACTCTTCTTTATATTCTTTCTTAATAGTAAGACTATTAATTCTACCCCAGAGCTTTGTATAAACCGGATCTTTGCTAGATGCTTCCAATCCTTCAAAATAATCCATACCATTACTGTTACGAATTACAAGCTCAACCGGAAGAAGATCATTTCTAAAATTAAAAATTGCACCCTTGATGATATCATAAGGCTCTTCAATATTACGCTCCGGATCTGCCTCTACAGTTTTTACTGATGTAACAACCATATCAAAAGTGAATTTATTTCTCTCTGACTCTTCTGGAAGCGTATTAACAAAAGTAACAAATCCACCTTCGTTTCTCTTTGCGGCAACCAAATTTCCTTCTTTATCATAAAAATCATTCAGAGCAAGCGCAGTATCAAGTTTAACCATCATCGCCTGATCCTTACCATCCGCAATCCAAACCTTACCTTCCTCAATAATCTTCTTGAGAGCTGCATAAGTCTGATTTTTTGAACCACTCTTGGTTGTCTCAGTCACGAAAGTATAATGAGTAGAAATAACATTCAGTCCATCTTCATCTACTGCAACATCAAGAGTACCGGTGATAAACTCCTTACCAAAATTGTCGGACTTCTGATTCTGAACTGTCTTAATTTTTAAATCATGCTGATAAACTCTACCAATAATTGTCTCAGTATTAATATTCTTCTTCATTAATTTTCTCCTTTTATTTTTAACTTTACATATATTATATCAAAAATTTATTTAATTGTCAATTTAATTCCTTCTCGATCCCCGCAGATGTTAATCCATATGTCACAGGACTTGCGCTTAACTTATCTACATAACCTTCGGAAATTAGCTTCCGCATCGAACCTGATATTGAACGAGAAGATACAAATAAGCCTTCCGCGATATCCTTTGAGGTAAAGGTATTAAATTTGTTGTCTTTATTATAACAATCCTGCATATAAGCAAGAACTTTCTTACCATTTTCTGTTAAATCAGTTTTCTCTTTTGGTTTATTAGATTTTAATTCTTCAAAATATTCAAGAGCCAACTGATCTTCTTCATCTAAACTTGTTATATCAATAGGCTTTAATAATTCTTCTACTAATTTAATAAATGCTTCTTTTTTATTCATTGATTTACCTTCCTTTAATATTATAATATATTTTATTTACTTAATTATATTATAACATTTTTTTATTAATAAATCAACTATGAAATTTCATCAAGAAAAATGAAAACTTGAGCATAAGGTAAAGTTCTTGCCCATTGAATAAAACTTTGTTCTACTGGAGTATGGATACCTGACCATTCGTTTAATTTATGATTGCGGCGTTGACCTTTAGAACATATATTTAAAAGATTTTCATAATTCATTGTTATAGTTCTTGTCTGTAACCAAGACTCTGGAAGCCAACGAATCAATTCTTTCCAATATTTTATATCTTTTGTTTCATTATATTTTTGACGCAAGCCTTCTAATGCAGATATAAATGTTTCTGTTAATTGTTTTTGATTAAATTCATACCCAGTTTTTTCATCAGTCCAATTTTCTATTTCTTTCATATCATCAGTTTCAAAGCAATCAATAGTGATTGGAGTTGAAGCTAACTTATGCATGGTCGAAGTGGAATTAGCCACCGTTCCTACTTTGTAAGTATCTAGTTCCTTGAAAAAGAAAAGTGGAGCCGTGATATCAACAGAAACAAATATCTGACGCATAAACTTACGATGTTCTGAGCCAGCTTTAATAAGCTGTTGAGCTAATTTCATATCATTTGGACCTATAAAAGCAACTTCATAAAGTCCCTTAGAATCTTCTCTTAATATTCCATTCTTTAAAAGACCTCTGTCATATTTAGCTTCAAGTTCCATTATTTCATATGCGTGGTCTTCAAGATTACCTTTATAGCATTCAGGATGTTCTTTTCTTGCCCATAATTCCGCAATATCATAATCTACTGTTGAATAGCTGTCAATTATTCCAAAATAACTATCACTTCTATCCCAACTTTCTTTAGGATTACGAAGCCCTCTAAAAGCACCTTCAAAATTCATAACTCTAGTATGCTCAAACTTCATTTTATTTACTCCTTTTCATTTTTCTTACTTAATTCTTCTGCAAGGTTAGAAACAAAATTTTCTAAATTAGTGTTTTTATTAACTCTATATAATAAAATGTTATTATTTTTACAGTATTCGTTTTTTAAATTATCTATATATACTAATCTTTCATAGTCTTCTTTTGTCATTTTCCAGTTATTATCAAATTGAAAATGCTGACGACCATCATATTCAACTAAACAAAAAATATTACTTAAATTATCATAAATTACAAAATCAAAACGAACTTTGTAATTTTTATCAGTCTTTAAATCAGAAAAAGAAAATTGAGTATTATAAAAAATATTATATTTATTAAATAAATATTTTAATTGTGTTTCTCCCCATGAATTTGTGCAACCACACCCTAAAGATTTTCCAGAAGTTAAATTACCTCTAAAAACGTCTTTCTCTTCTCCGCATTTGCACTTACAATGCCAATAATTTGATTTATTAGCTTTATATAAAACTGTCCAATTTCCAAACTGACGCCCAGTTAAATTATCTT